CGTAGTAGTATCGGCCCTGTGGCATTAGATAATATGCCCGGTGGGTTGGCACAATCGTTCTTTGCACATGCGCTTTTGCAGGTACGCCGTAAAGGTTGGATAGAGGAAAATGGTACCAAGGTAGGCTTTGATATGGAAGTTAGGTTACGTAAGACTAAGATCGGTGGGGAGAATTGGAACTCTGCGGCTGTACCTTTTAGGGTAGATGGAGGTATAGATATTTTAGAAAGCTACATTAGAGAAGCTTTAAATAAGAAACTAATCACGCAAGCAGGGCCGTGGTATACCCATAAAGAACAGAAATATATGGGTCTAAATGGATTAAAGAAAATCTTTTTAGAAAATGAGGAATTACTAGAGGAATTAAAAACTAGTGTTACCTAGAGATTATACCGATCAGGAAAATATAATAGCTGGCTATTTATCTGAATGGGGCATACGTTGCGAAACGCAAGCACCTTTTCCACCATACACGGTAGATTTCTATATACCTGAACTTAGTATGGTAATTGAAGCGGACGGTGTGTATGGACATTTGGGTAAACGAGATAGAATACGAGACCGGAAACTAATAGAGACCGGAGATATACAAATTGTATTACATTGTAAAGAAACAACTAAAGGTAAGATAAAGGAATTTCTATGGCGGGAATTAAACAAATTGGCAACACCACAGGGATAAAAAAGAAACCTGCAAAACGTAAGTCTAGTCCTAGAGTTAGTAATCAAGATAAAGATTTCCTCAAGGTATTAGATGAGCATTTAAAGGGGAAGATGTCCCCTCATCGTGGGCAAGTCTTTTACCCATCTGCGTTAGGTAGTACTTGTGATAAGTATCTCTATGCATCTTTTAACGGGTTACTTCCGTGGGAAGACTTAGACCCCAGAGTAAAACGTATCTTTGATACTGGTTCATCATTAGAAGATCGTATGAATAAATATTTTACAAAGATGAATATTCTTATCGCTCGTGAGCAACCATTAAAGTTAGCCTCCCCTCCCATTAGTGGTCGGTTGGACTTTCTTATTGCCCATCCTACTAAAGGCGAAGCGGTACTAGAATTAAAGTCAATTAACGATAGGGGTTTTAATGAACTAAAAAGTTCCCCAAAACACGACCATTTCATACAGTTACAAATTTATCTAAACATGCTAAATAAAGACTATGGTATTGTTTTATACGAAAATAAAAATGACCAAAATCTAAAAGCGTTTAAGGTGGAGCGGGACGTAGAAGTATGGGATACACTACTAAAACGTTGTTTTACTATTATGGATATGAGTGCCTTACCGGAAAAGTGTACTGGGGATACATGGTGTAAATGTAAAGGGGTGACAAGTGGTTAATTATAAAGATGGAGTCCCACAAGACGAAAATCAATCATGGACTCCCATGAAAGCATTGGGTACTGTACGAAGGAAGTTATCTTCTGATTTACAGGTATCATCTTTCAATGTAGATATTTCTGGCTTACCTAAGTTACCCTTAGGTGACTATGCCAGTGTTTCCAATGACGGTTTAGAGAGTTACTTAGCCATGTTTGGTGGGTACACTAGTTACCTAGAAGCGGAAGTTGCAAAGCTGGATAGTACGCTTTCCGCATTACAAGCAGCTTTTGACGACGGATTAGCTAAGGCTACACATAAGATTGCTACGGAAAGAGAAGAATCTGGTAAGAAGAAGCCAACAAGAGAAGAGTTGCGGGGAGAAGCCTTGAACAGGTACACGCAACTGTGGGAATTGCGTAAAGAGGTTATCGAGACAGATGCTGCACTGAGGCAGTTAAGTGGCACCCTTAAAGCTTACGATAAGGCTTACGCATCAGTATCTCGTGTAGTGGGCTTAAGGACAATGGGGGAACGTCAACGATGAACTATCTAGGATTAGATTGTTCTTCCAAAGCAGTACATGGAGTTATAGTCAACGACTTAGAAGAGATAGTTTCTAAGTTAAAATTTCATTCGACTCCGAAGGATACTTTTGATAATCGGCTTTATCAAATATTTGATAACTTTGGGGTATATCTTAACGAAGAATTAGAGTATAATGGAATACAGTGTTCTGCAATTGAGGCAGCTATTTATATCCAAAATGCTCGTACTACTATGGAAATTTCTGGTGTGGTAAGTGTTGCGAAATACATGTTACATACTAAGGGAATCTCTTGTTATCCTGTGGATAATAGAAGTTGGAAAAAACAAATTCTAGGTAAAGGTAATGCGGGTAAACCAGACATTAAAAAATTTGCTGTAGATAAGTGGGGAGATATATTCCCAGAACAAGATTACGCCGACGCAGCTTGTATAGCTTTGTGGGCGAAAAGACAAGGAGAGTCCATTGCCTAAAGTAGAAAAACCTATGACATTTTATATGAGTAAAGGTAAAGAGCTTAAAAAAGTAACGTATGAAGATAAGCTACCTAATGATATGACATTCGAGGAGTTTAAAAAACAACGGGGCGTAGTAGTGTGGTGTAAGTATTTGGACTGCGTAAACAATAAACAGTTTGAAGATACCCAACGAACGACGAGTACGATTAGAAAAAACAGCAACTATAAGCCAATCAGTGAACGAGAAAATGTTTGGCAGGGTGTGTGTACCAGAGATGAGATCGGTATACAATACAAAGAATTCTTCTCTAATGGAGCTAAATTTAAAGTACCGGCTTGCTTCAACGCTGCCACGAATAAGACAGGCTATATGGATTTTAGTAAATTGTTACAATCCGATGGTTCCCCATACGGCGGGAACCTCGATTCACAAAGCCCAGAACATGGGACTGAAGCGTTTGGAGTACACTAATGCCTAGACTCATTTCTCCTGAAGTGCGATTAGAAGCGATGGGTTTATATGTTTCTGGGGAGCATACTGCTAAAGAAATTACTGAAAAAATATCAGATAAGTTTGATGTAGCTGTTACTATTTCAACCATTTATTCTTGGTCAAAGAAATATAATTGGGATGAGAAACGTTTAGAATTGCATAGCCAAGCTTCTACAGCAGTAATGGAATCAGAGAGTCAACGATTCGCACGATTAAACACAGAGCATCTTGACCTCTATGAAAAAATTAGACATAAAGCAGAAGATGATTTAGAGGGTTTAGAGTTCCATGACGCTGGTACAGCCGCTCGTACCATTGATATGGGTATCCAAGGAGAACGTGAGACCATGAAAGGACTAATTAATATCCAATTTGTTCAAGATATCCTTAATGTTTTAGTAGAAGAGATCGAAGACCCTGTGGTAATAGGTAGAATTTCTGGTAGATTCCAAGGACTTCTTCAAAGTGCAGATGCTAAATAATGACAACTCCTAAACAAAATGAGGTTGTTACTGTAGCGGATGCACTAGCACAATTATCGGCAGGATTAACGTCACAACAAAGAACAAAGATAGGTAGCTTCCAAGAATTTATTACTCAAATCTGGGCTAAAAGTTTCGATAGACCTGACCTCTTTGATTCATGGCATGTCGGTATAATAGCGGACGATGCGGAAAGGGCTGTAGAGGAGCGTATGAATTACGTTGCTATACTCCCACGTTTCCATTTTAAAAGTACTTTATTAGGACATGCGTTTAGTGTTTGGCGTTTGCTGAAAGCGAAACGTGATACGTCTATTCTGTATCTTTCGTATAGTGATACAATGGCTCGTTACCATATCTCCGAAATTAATAAAACGGTTCAACGTAACCCTATTTTAATGGATATGTTAACAGCTAGAAATACTCGTGCGGAATTTCAGTTTCGTTACACTATAAATAATAAACCTGTAGAGATTTTACATGGTGGGTTGTTCTCTTTCAAACGAGGTATGCATGTTAATGGAGCATTAATTGCAGATGATATTTTAAGAGACCCAGAAAACCCTCTACAGTTGGGGGAAATGAATAAAATTGAAGATCACTTTATGACCGAAACTATGTTTATCCCAAATCAAGAAGCCCCCGTAATTGTATTAGGGACTCCTATGTTACCCGACGATTTATTATCTAAGCTTCAACGAGATGATCGTTTCATGTCTAGGGTTCTTCCTGCTTTTGATCCTACCCCAACCCGTCGTGTACTTATGCCAGATTTATATTCGGAAGAGTGGTTGCTAGCACAACAAAAAGCACGACCTAAATCTTTTGCGTCAGAGTTTTTACTACAACCTTCCTTTCAAACGGAGTCTTATTTTAATAGAGAAGATATTGAGAAGTGTGAAGATGGAAATTTACGGG